GCGGGATGTTGGGGCGAAACGCGGGATGTCGCGGGATGTTGAAAACCCAACATCCCGCGGCGTTTTCCCCAGCAACGATGCGCCTAAGAGCCCTGCCCGCGGGATGTCGCGGGATGTTAATCCCAACCTCGCACGCGTGATCGGGCACGCACATGACGCGCCTGCAGGAGTTACCCCTCTCGCACGCACGGACCCTGAAACACATCCCGCGACATCCCGCGAGGCCTCTGAGACCCGCCTGGGACAAGGCTCCCCGGCGCCGGATGTTGAGAACCCAACATCCCGCGGATGCCAGGTCAACATCCCGCGACATCCCGCGGACTCCCGGGAAACCGACCTCGACCTTGCCAACCTCCCAGACGACGAGGTGGACTCATGATGCCGACCCACATCGACCTCGCCGACATTCTCTTCGTCTCGACGGACCTGTGCGTCCTCAGCGAGTGGGCCACGCCCACCACCATCGAGGACATCACCGTCGAGGGCAAGACCTACCGCCCGATGGATCCCGAATACTACGCGTGGCTCCGCAAGAAGATGGAGCTGGCCAAGGCCGCCTGCGACCGCGGCAAGCTCTCCCGCTCAGCCTTCGATGCACTCCGCACCCGCTTCAACCCGCTCCACGACCAGGCCATGGCCCTCTTCGGTGAGTCGGCTCTGCTCGAGGCCATCGAGCACCTGGACCCGAAGACCTACGCTGCGCCAGGGTCGAACGGAACGGCTGCAGCGGGCAAACCAGCGGAGATACTGAAGACACCGGGAGACTCCAAGGAAGCAGCTCCGGCCCCCGACCTCCGATGCAGCCAGGCTTCGGCCGGCATACCGGAAGGACAGGAACACCTCCAGCCCACTCCCGCGCCGGCCCACGCGCACGCCCGGTCCTCTCGTCCGTTCTCGTACCCGCGTGACCCATCGCCCGACCTGCACTTCGACCACCCGGTCACTCTGGCAGCCCTCGAGGAGGTCGGCGCCATTCGGGACAAGGCCCTCGCTCTGGGATGGACCGAGGCCGAGCTCTACCAGACCCGTGGCAGGTTCGCATTCCCCTGCGGCAACCAGTACGGGCTGGTCTGCTTCCTCAGCGCCGACCACCACGTTGGCCCGGTCAGCGAAGCAGCCATCGAGATCCACTGTCGCGGGGGAGCCATCCAGCGCATGTACAGGAGGAAGCCGTGAGCACGAACGCCAGCGAGAAGATCCCTCACAGCATCCGGTGCGCCGACTGCATGCAGTGTCGGCAGGTGAAAGAGCAGCGCTCCTCCGGTCGGTACATCCTCCTGGCCTGCTGCGCGGCCGGGCACTGGGTCAAGGCCGGCAAGCACTACACGGTGGACATCCACCGGATCCACACCAAGTGGGTCAGGGGCTGCCCCGACTACCTGTCGAGCAGCGACGACGACGATGACCGCGATCAGTTTCTCGCCGGCCTGCCCCGGAGCCTCCCCATCGAGCGGATCGTGTACGAGGCCAACGGCGCGGTCGTGGACTTCACCGAGGTGGGCCCATGGGACGACGCACGGTGAACGCGGCCCGGGACCTGGCCCCGGACCTGTATGAAGCGCTCAGCGAGGCGCTCGGCCGAAAGGCCCGGATGGTCTGGGTCCCCACGCCGAGCAGTGCCAGCAGATCCAAGCGGGACGCCTACGTGCTCCAGCTTCACGAGCAGGGATACACGTCCGCCAGCATCGGGGTGCGAGTGTGCCTGTCGGATCGGACCATCCGCCGGATCCTGGCGAAGGCGAGGGCGCGGCGCCTCCCCTCGGACCCGGCGGCAGGCCGCCGGCAATCAAAGCCAGACGTGCGTAGGGAGGACTAAGACATGCCTCTGCCTGACATGAAGAACCAGTGCACCGCGCACTCCAAGAGGACCGGTGAGCGCTGCAAGAACCCCGCGGTGACCGGCTACAACGTCTGTCGCCACCATGGGGCCAACCCGAAGAACCGCGGCGGCCGAACGAAGGGCTGCGACAACTCCAAGTCCCGGCAGGGCGGTGCCCCGAAGCAGAACGTGAACGGCATCAAGCACGGCGCCTACTCCTCGAGGCTGCCACCGGAGGAGCGGCCCATCTACGAGGAGCTGCTCGCCGAGTACCTGCGGGACGTTCCCAACCCCTCGGTCACTGACCGGCGGGCCCTGGAGCGCCTGGCGATCCTGGAGACGAAGTGGCAGGTAGCCGTGACCACCGCTGCGCCGCCCGACGCCCTCGACATCCTGCACCGACTGCTGCACCGGGAGCTCAGGGCGCTCCAGGTCACCCGAGAGTCGAAGGACACGGCCCGGACCTCCGGCACCACACCCGCCGAGGTGGTGGCGTCGCTGCTCCTGAAGATCCGGGAGCGGCAGGGGATGCTCCCGCAGCCGGCAGAGCCCGTCCAGGTCATCGATGCCGAGGCTGTCGAGGTCACCGATGCCGGCGACCCCGAGGAGGAGTGAATCGTGAAGAACGGCGTTTCAAGTTCAGAGAACACGTCTCGGCCCGGATCACATGCTTGCCCGGGGCGCGACCTGCTGTCGGCAGAAACGTCGCAGAGGACGACTTCCACGCGATCTTCCGGGTGCCTGAACCAGGACCCCCCGGACGCTTTTTCAGCACTCTGTCCGTCCGGCGCAACCCGCGTCGGCAAGGAGAACGACCATGAGCGAGAACGTGAAGTGCCCCGCCTGCGGGAAGCAGGCCCAGTGGCTCGGCTGCGCGGGCTGTGGCGACGACATGGGGACCGTGGTCTGCCGTGCCTGCGGGGCGACGATGCCCGGGATCCCGCTGTCGGAACTGGCCAGGCCAACGCAGGTCGAGCAGGAACACAAGGCATCACGCTGCGACGTGCGGGGCTAGATGGACTCCAGGGCTTCCTCGAGGGCCTCGGCATCGTCGTGGACGTAGATCCTGGTCGCCTCGATGGTGCGGTGGCCCAGGGCCTTCCCGACCAGGACCAGGTCGTGGGTCTTGCGGTAGAGCCGAGTCCCCAGCGTGTGGCGAGTCGAGTGGACCGTAAGCCCAGGCCGGTTGATGCCGGCCCAGCCAAGCCACTGCTGGAAGCGGGCCTGCACCTGCCGGGTGGAGATGCGCTGCCCGCGGTTCGAGAGGAAGAGGGCCGTACTCTCGGAGTCGGCGTTGGCCCGCCGCCGCAGGTACTGCCGCAGCACCCGACGCAGGTCCGAGTTCAGGAACCGGGTTTCGGTGCGCCCGCCCTTCACGTGGACCGTGATGCGCTTGCCGTCCAGGTCGACGTCCGGGATGTCCAGGCCGACGAGTTCGGCGAGCCGGATCCCGGTGTCCAGCAGCACCTCGAGCATGACCCGGTCGCGGTCGGCTGCCTCGCCCTGCCGGGCCGCCAGTTCCTTGACCATGCGCTTGCGCTCGGGGTCAGTGAGCACCTGGGGGGACCGCCTCTCGGTGCGCCGGATCTCCAGGCCCGCGGCGGGGCTGCGAGGCACCAGTCCGGTGTCGGCCAGCCAGGATCCAAAGGAACGAAGGGCGGCCTTGGCCCTGTTGATGGTGACCGGGGAGCGGGGCCTTCCGTCTGCCTGGAGTTGGACCACGTCCGCGGCCACGAACCGGTGGACCCGGTCCGGCGTCAGCGCCTCCACGTCGAGGTCGCCGGCGTACCGAACCAGGCCCAGCAGGTCGCGGCGGTACACGTCGATGGTCCCCAGGCTGCGGCGGTTCGCCTTCAGGTAGACGGTGAAGGCCTCGATGGCCTGGGTGAGCGTCATGGGCTACTCCACCGGCGTGAAGCCGCGGAAGATGCCCTCGGCGTAGGTCCTGCGGTTGCTGCGGTCGCCCAGCCAGTCGGCGGCTTCATCGAAGCCCAACTGGCGGGTGAGTCCAGCGATGGCCGGAAGGTCCAGCATGTTGAACATCCCGCTGTCCCGGGCGGCCACGATGCCCTCGTAGACCGCTCTCGGCACGGCCACCGGGGTCGGGCTGCTCGGCTGCTCGGGTTCGGGCCCGCGCTCGATGACCTCGAAGCGGTCCACTCCAGGGATGAGGCTCAGGCTGCGGCCCGAGTCCCATCGCACGTGGACCTGGCCCAGCGGCCCCTCGGTCACCGACTCGATGTTGCCGGTGGCACCGACCGGGATCGGGTCCGGGTCGTCGGGCATGGAGAGCAGGCGTATCCTGTCACCTTTTCGGATGGGTGTCATGGTGGTCACCTACTCGGCGTCGGGGGCGTCGGTGGCCGGCTCGGCCGCGACGTCCGTGGTGGTCTCGACCGGGGTGGCCTTGGCCTTCCGGCCCTGGCGGGGCTCCAGGAACTTCCGCTCGTCCTTGGGCAGGGCCACCGAGTCGCTGTACCCCTGCTCGTGCCACCAGACCAGCGCGGCCCGGACGATCCGGCGGATCTGCAGGATGCTCGCCTGCGCCCGCGGCTTCGTGCCCTCCTTGCCGGGCTGCATGGTGGCCGCCTCGCTCTTGAAGAAGTTGGCGATGTGGACCGGCAGGATCTTGTCCACGGCCTTCTCTTCGTTCATCCAGCCGATGAGCAGGTCCAGCGACCGCTTCGCCGTGCCCACCGTGGACGGCTTCTGCCCCGTCGCCTCCAGGTGCTGGATGTACTCCGCCGCTGCCCGCTTCAGTGTGATGGTCGTGCTCATGTTCTACTCCTCTTCCAGTGCGAAGAACCGCTCCCGGTCCACCATGGTCCGGATCCGGTTCACCGCGATGTCGATGTCCACGGCCTCGCGGCCGAAGGAACCCAGCTCGTACTCCCGGTCGTTCCACCGGGTGATGACCACGCCCCAGCGCACGCTGGTGAACCCGGGCGTGATGGTTTCCAAGGTCTTGCGGATGGCGTCGGCGGTCGGCATGGCCTACTCCTCTTCGCCGTTGATGAACCGTGCGGCCTGCTGGAGCAGGTCGGCGACGTAGCTGAGGTCGCCGGCGTAGCCCCAGTTCTTCGGGTCCGCGTGGGCCTCCCGCTTGTGCTTCGCCAGTCCATCCGCCAGGTGGTTCAGGGCCGCGGTGATCGTCGCGGCGTTCTCGTCGTAGGCCTGTGCTGCCGTCCGGGTGTCTCTCGTCGTCGTCTTCATCTTCTCCTCCTCCGGGGCGGCTTCATCGCCGCCTCGTTGGTCCATGTACATTGCAGGGGGTGTGCCTGGAGTGGGCGAAACCGGCAGAATCGACGCGCTCACAACTCGGCGAAACCTCTAAGGCTTTGCGATGGCCGAAGAGGGCCGTCCTGGCATGGGTGCCCGGATGTAGCCCTTCCCCGACACGCGACTGACAAACAAGGGCTACAGGCCCGGGGAGGCGCATGAACTCTAAGCCTTCTGGCCCTCACTTCTTGCGGCCAGGTAGCCCTGAAACGTCACTTCTGGACGGGCTTTCGCCCGAAGAGCAGACCCTGGCCGCCGCCATCTTCAGCCCGGCCGCATGGGGCGAGACGTTTCTCACCAACCGGGACGGGCAGCCCCGCCGGTACCGCTCCTACCAGCGCGACGACCTGGAGTGCGATGCCCCCCGGGTGGTGCACATGGACGGCCGCGCCGTGGGCAAGACCGTGGACCTTGCCACCCTGGTGCTCTGGTTCGCGTTCACGCACCCGGGCAAGTCGGTGCTGGTGGCCGCGCCCTACCAGGGGCACCTCGATACGATCATCGAGGAGGTCGAGCACCAGCTCGGCGCGTCCGATGTTCTCCATGACAGCGTGGCCCGCAACGCCAAGGGGCTCCCGAAGATCCGGCGCAAGCCCTATTTCGAGATCGAGTTCACCAACGGCGTCATGGTCTACTTCCGACCGGGTGGAACGGGCGGCGCGGCGTTCCGGTCCCTCCACGTGGACTTCCTCGTGGTGGACGAGGCGGCGTGGCTGCCGGAGGCATCCTGGAAGGCGCTGCGCCAGTGCCTCAACGCGGGCGGGCAGTTCCGGGTCTACTCGACGCCCAACGGCCTGCGGGACACCACCTACTACCGCATCACGCAGTCGAAGGAGTGGCGGCAGTTCCACTGGCCGTCGTGGGTCGCTCCGGACTGGTCGGAGCAGCGAGAGGCCGAGCTGCTGGAGTTCTATGGCGGGCGCGACACGCCGGGCTGGCAGCACGAGGTGGCGGGAGAGCACGGCCGGCCGACCTACGGGGCCTTCTCCACGGTCCAGGTCATCCGCTCCCTGGTCGAGGTCGAGGGGTACAAGAAGCTCGTGCTCACCGGTGAGGCCCTCGATGGATGCGAGAACGAGCAGGAGATCCGGGACCGGCTGCAACTGCTGCTGGAGCTGACGGGCGAGCCGGGCACCTACTGGCTGGGCGGCGACCTCGGGTACACGTCCGACCCCACCGAGATCCTGCTGCTGCGGGAGGACCAGGACGAAGGGCGGACCACACTCACTCTCACGCTGCGGATCCACGCGGAGCAGATCCCGTACCCCGTGGTCACCGAGATCCTGGCGCTGCTGGACCGGGTCTACTCGCCTGTCGGGCTGGGCGTGGACCGGGGCGGCAACGGGATGTCTGTGGTCCAGGAGTTGCTCGGCCTGGACAAGTACCGGGACCTGCACCTGTTCGGACGGCTCATCGGCTACGACTTCGGCGGTGCGGTCACCGTCGGCGAGGACGAACGGGGCAACCCCATCCGCAAGCGGGTCAAGGAGCACATGACCGCACTCATCAACGAGGCGCTGAACGCCCGGCGTCTGGTGCTGCCGAAGCAGGACCACGAGCTGGAAGACCAGCTCTGCACCCAGACCTACATCCTCTCGGACCACGGAGTGGTCTACAGCAAGGGCAACGACCACATCGTCGATGCCCTGCGGTGCGCGCTGCTGCGGCGGGCACAGGAACGAGGCGAGCAGTACGACCCGGTGGAGGTGGTGGTGAGCCTCTCGCCGGTGACGACCAAACCGATCTTCGAATAGGGAGGAGACCATGGGAACGACCAGAGGAGACAAGCAGCAGAGGGAACGGAAGCCCCGAACGCGGGCCGTGGCCCCGGAGTCGCTGGGGGCAGCGGCCGCGCTGACGGGCACCGCCTTCTCGGAGGTCGCGGCGAAGAACGCGATCCCCAGGACGTGGGAGGACCGGGCCCGCAAGGCGGTGGAGTACTACCAGGAGGAGCCCATCGTCGCCAACGCGATCAACGCCTGGCGGATCTTCGCCCTCGGGGACGAGATCACCGTCACCTCCGAGAAGGACGCACTCCAGGACGAGGTGACCGAGCTGTTCTACGGGCTGGATCTCAACCGCTTCGTGAAGGACATGATCCTCCAGCTCCTGGTCAAGGGCGACGCCATTGGCTACCGGGTCAAGGGCAAGGCCGGCGGAATCGAGCGGGTCATCTGCGTCAACCCCGTCTCGGTGCGGCTGCGCTTCGAGAACGACGTCCTGGTCGAGGCGATCCAGCGGCCCCAGAACCTGGACGGCACCTACGCCGACGACATCACCCTCGACCTCGACGCCATGCTCCAGCTCAAGTGGAACGCGCCGGAGTTCGAGCCCAGGGGGAACAGCATGGTTCTGCCCGCGTTCGAGGCCATCGAGCTGCTGCGGGACTACCGCCGGGCCGAGCGGGCCATCGCCAAGCGCTGGGCCACGCCGCTGCGGTTCATCCAGGTGGGCGGTGCCTTTGGCAGCAAGATCGTCACGCCTGACCAGAAGATGCTGGAGAGGGTCCGGGACGAGCTCGACCGCATGGACATGAAGTCCGGCCTGGTCGTGCCCTTCTACGTCAAGGCCGAGACCTACGGGGCCGAGGGCGTGACCCTGAACACCGAGCAGAAGGTCCGGGAGGTCAAGGAGGACATCCTCGTCGCGCTGGGCATGGCCCGCAGCATCGTCACCGGCGACGGCCCCAACTTCGCCACCGCCTCGGTCTCGATGCAGAAAATGGTCGTCCAGCTCAAGGAGATCAAGCAGGCCGCCCGGGACATCCTGGACTGGGTCTTCGACGAGTGGCTGGAGACGCGGGGCCACGAGGACGAGGTCCTCCACTACCAGTTCTCGGACCTGGACCTGAACGGCGAGACGGACCAGAAGCGGCTCCTGGTCGAGCTCTACGACCGGGGCCTCATCTCGAAGAGCACGCTCCAGCAGAAGATGGGCCTCTCCCCCGAGGTCGAGAGCAAGGAGCAGGACGGCGAGGAGATCGTCGTCGATGCCAACTGGTCGGTCCAGGACATCACGCAGCTCGTCGCGCTGGAGGTCCTGACCGTGGACGAGGCCCGGCAGTACCTGCGGCTGGCGAAACCAACGGAGAAGGCCAGGGACGATGCCGCGCAGGCGGACGTGGAACGGCTCTACGCCCGCAATCGGAAGAAGACCGGGCAGAGCCCGGGTGGACAGGGGAGGTGAACCATGTTGCTGAAGCTCGGAGTGGCATCGACGGGAGTGCAGGACCTGCGGGCGCTCATGCGCCGGGCGGGGTACCTGCTGCCCGAGGGGGACCTATTTGACGAGGGGCTGGACCGCTGCGCGCGGGCCTACCAGGAGGACCGCGGCCTGGCCGTGGACGGTGCAGTTGTGCACGGCGGAGGGAAGACCTGGCCGCGGCTGGTGGAGGAACCGCCGGTGGACACGCAGCCCAACGCCTCGCCGCGTGCGGCCCGGCTCTCCCGGGGCCTGGCCACCATCTACGACTCCGGCCGGCGCAGGATGACGCCGGAGTACCGCCAGAGCCGCATCGCCGCCTGGGAGCGCATGGAAGCGGGGAAGGAGCGGGCCTTCGTGGTGCCCTTCTCCAGCGACGGCTTGGGTCGGCACGGTGCGACCTGCGGGCACACGGCCTGGCTGCTCACCTCGTGGTGGCTGCGCGGGATGCACCCGGACAAGGGGATCTTCCCCACTTGGCGCACGGGGCGCGGACCGACCGGCACCATGCCCAACCGGATGCTCCCCCGGTGCCCCGTCGAGGGCGAGATGATCGCGGGGAAGCTCCACCGCGGACTCAAGGAGTACGTGGCCTCGGTGGTCAAGGTCAGCAACCTCACCGACATCGTTCGGGAGGGTCACGTCTGCCAGTGGTACCTCTGCCAGAAGCTCAGTGGGCATGTGATCTGCGTCCTCCGGGTCGGGCCGAACATGGGGTGCATCGATCCCCGCACCGGGATCCCCGCTGTGCCCGGGCTGTACCGACTCGCAGCCGACGGAAGCAAGGCCAGCACCGGGCGGCCGTGGACCTGGCGGCGGGTGCGACCTGGCGAGTTCGGACCCTGGACCTCCTACGGCATGGCCGACATCCCCGAGTCCGGCGAGATCGAGTGGGGCCCTCTGGCCGGCGCACCGGACCTGCCCCTCGTGCTGGAGGGCTGAGCGCCATGGCCGACACGCCCCAGGCAAAGCGGATCCGTGAGGCCGTCGATGAGGCGGTCAAGCGGCGGGACCGGTACGCGGAGGTGCGGGTCAAGGAACTGAACGCAGCGCTCTCCAAGGCCGCCGAGGATGTTGCCGCGCAGGTCCGGCGCTTCGAGGACAAGCTCACGCTCAAGCCCTGGCAGCAGATGCGCCTGGCCGTGCTCAAGGACCTTCAGGCCGAGATCGATGGGGTGGCCGCCGAGCTGCGGGACTCCTGGAGGGTCGGGATTCGGGCCAACGTCGAGGGCTCCATGCGTCTCGGGATCGAGGACGGCATCGGCCAACTCGAAGCGATGCAGGCCCCGGACTTCAAGGACCTCACCGACGTCTCCCGCAACGCCCTGGTCAAGCGTACCTTCGCGACCATCGACCGGGCCGCCGTCGACTTCCTGGCGAACTACCAGATCCAACTCCTCGGGGACGTGACCACCGAGCTGGCCTCCGGGATCCACAAGACGATCACCGCCGGCGTCCTCTCCGGAAAGTCCATCCCCGAGGTCGTCCGCGAGATCGGCCGAGTCGTCGAGGACAAGGAGGCCTTCCGCAAGGCCGGCAAGACCGTCTTCAAGACCGCCCAGCAGAGGGCCACGCTCATCGCCCGCACCGAGACGCTCCGCGCCTACAACGAAGGCCGCAAGGTCTTCTACCGCCAGGTCGGTGTCACGAAGGTCCAGTGGCTCACCGCCCACGACGAACGTACGTGCCCGGTGTGCAGTCCGTTGGATGGGAAGGTGTTCGGGATTGACGAGGTGGAGGGACCGCCGGCTCACGCGGGCTGCAGATGTGTTCTCGGCGGAGTCGTGTAGCAGTCTGGGTTCCCGTTACTCCGTGGGTTGCGGAGCCATGCATGAGGCCTCACGGCAGTGCGGGCTTCTGCGGACCGTCTTCGTCAGTAGCGGGGCCCTCATCAGAGGTGGCAAATTGGCCCAGACGGCCGCACGGTGGGGAGTCAGTAGCTACCGGACTTCCGCACAGCATCGGAATCCGACCACATCGAAGCAAACAGTACTGAAGGGATCGTACGTTCTACCGTCGGCGCGTGGGGTAGTAGCCCAAGAACCTCCCTTTGCTACCTGCCCGGACCATAGGCAATCAGCAGTCCATGCCGAACCATCGGTCGGGGCACCGTAAAAGTCGGCATGCCAGCAATCTTCGACCCACTCTTCGACGTTTCCCCCCATGTCAAGAAGGCCATACGGGCTTGCACCGGCTGGCCGGCTTCCAACTGGGGCAGTCATGTGGTTGATTTCATCCATACAGCCGAACCCTTCTCCTTCCTCACTCATAACGGCCAGGTCGCAACTGGGTTGCTCGTTTCCCCATGGATACACAGGCGTGGCTTCAGCACAGGAGTCTGTGCCATGCAATTCGCATCCCCCCCTCGCTGCCTTCTCCCATTCTGCTTCGGTGCAGAGCCTTTTCCCGCGCCAAACGCAATAGTCCCTTGCCTCTCCACTGTCCACGCAATTCACCGGCAGGAAGGCCACCTCCGCCTCAGAACTGAAGTAGCAATCTCCATCGAGAACGGGCCAGGAGCCCTGTCTGGCTTCAACGAACTCGGCGTACTTGTCGACCGTGACCTCTGTCTTATCGATCAGGAACGCTGGAACGTCCACAAGGTGCTGTGGCAGGGTGGCCGGGTAACATTCGGCAGGACCAGCGGGATTGCATCCCATCCAGAATGGTCCTCCTGGTACTTCCACCATGTCATCGGTGCATTCCGGCCAGCACCCCACCTCCACGCAGACCGCATCCAGGCATGCCTCTCCCGCCTGACATTGCCCGCAAGCATCGGGCCGGCTTGGGCAGCCGCCATCCCCACATTTGGCACCTTCGCAATCGGGCTCGCAGTCGTCCGCTTGGCAGATGCAGTCCCGCCAGTCGATGCCCTCGTCCTCGCACTTCTGTGTCCCAACTGCTCCTCTGGTGCACTTGCACTCCTGGACACTGCCCGGTACGCAATCGTATTTGTCAGAGCACACGGCGGTTGGCGGCCAACCCCCAAGAAGACAGGCCTGATCTCCCGGGCAAGCACAATCCTCCGGGCTTGTGTGGCAAGTCTCCACCATGGTGCATACGCCATCGCCAAAGCACAAATCACCCCCGTCTGCCGTTGGGCAGACCCCATCCTGACAGTCCGTTGCACAGGACAACTCCTCTCCGATACCGCACCAATGGTCTCCGCAGATTGGCACGCAGAGTGGAGCACAAACGGTCCCAGGGTCGGTGCCCAGACGAGATTGGGACTCCTGCAGAAGAAGCTTGGCAACTTGGCCACACACGAAGGTCGCTGCTCCCTTCGCTCCTCCTGCCGCCTCCGCCACTGCAAGACAGGCAACACCGGCGGTACTAGCGTTGTCGAAGGCAATCAGGCAGCCGTAGGTGGCCTTGCAGACGGTGCACTCGTTCCAGTTTACTCCAGGAATCGGAAGAATACAGTTGGGCATCGAACTGGGACAGGTTTCGCCAGGGGCAAGCAACCCGAGGGATCGAGTCGCCGGCGTGCAAAGAACGGAGGCGTCAATTTGCGAGGCAGAGAGCCCAGAATCCAGAATCGTCTTGGAAAGAACCGCAAACAGCGCGACGCACACGACGCCGCCCACACCTGCGGTTCCCACACCGATGGCAGCGCAAGCCGCCCCCCCTAGCAGGCCGCATCCCCAGTTCTTCGCGAAATCCCAAAGGAGAGAACAAATCCCGCAAGGGCCGATATCTAGAGGAAGAGTCACCTGCACAACATCGAGGCCCAGACTACGCGCTTCTTCGTCTGTAGGGGAGATCTCAAGGTTCGTTATAGTTGAGAGGTCTCCGCCCCCGCTCCAGAAGATACTGGCGGTCGCCGACCGCTTCGCAGCAGAGATGCGTACTACTTCGAGAATGGTGTGAGTCTGTCCACCCGGACAGACTACGAACGCGAGGGCACCGAGAATGGTCCCGGCCGACGAGAACTGCGGTTGAATGGGAAAAGCGAAAAGAGCCACTTCTTCTTCACAGGACTCCGCAGTCGGAAACCGTAGACCATAGACTGCACTCTCTCCAAGAACTAGGTCTACGCCGTCTGCGTTGTACAGCGAACGAGCGGCCTCAATCGGCTCCCATGGGACCGTGCCATCTGAGCGCAGGCCCGTCAGCGTTGGCCGTTGACCCTCTGGAATGACCAAGGGCGTTCCCTCGGCAAAGGCGAGGAGACCCATAAGCAAGTCTCCGTACTTGCCCAGCGCCTGACCGTTGTCTATGGGGCTCGGCGAGGGGGATGCACAACCAATACAGATAAGAGCCAACATGGCGAGAGAAGCGCCAATGTACTCGCTTGTGAGTTGGAGAGTTGAGTGCTCAGTCAACCGGAGCCTGGTATTGGGCCACACACGACTCCATTCAAGTAGCAACCGACAACTGCCGGGCCCTATCCGGTAGGTCATAGGGGCTGTTCGAGCATTGTCCCGGGGCAGTTCCATGGTCGCCTCCGGTGGCAGAGCCAAGCGAATCAGAGGCATGCACCGAAGAGCGGCTCTGCGTCGGGCTGCATGCGCCCCTGTTCAAATAACTCAAGACAGCCCAACCCGCCACGACAATCGCAAGAGCACCGATACTCGACAAGATTGCCTTCGATGGTCATATCTGGCGCAACTGAATAAGCATCGCCGCTATAGTCAGATCTGGAACAACATTTTCCCGAGTACTTAAGCGCAAGTTGCCCGATAGAGTCATTGAATAGAAAGCCAGAGATATCATAAGGACAATCACAGCTATTCTGGATGCACGATTGCTTTCCTGCGATGTAGTACTTGGCCACCAAGCCGAATGCGACCGACTCGTCAGGTGTAAGTTGGATACTCCCGAGGGCCGTGTCCGATGTGTCCATGAAGATGGACGTTTGGTAAGTGGCGTATCTGGACTTGGCTACTTGCAGCAGGATTGTTTTGGGAAGCTCGTCGGCGGAGAAACAGAGGGTGAAGCGCCCAAGCTCGTCCGTTGTGTCAGAATGACCAGGCTCAGTATATACGGCGGCACTGGGCAGGGGCTGTCCTGTAGTCTCGTCCTGGACTCGGCCTTCTAGGCAGTAAGACGGGATGTCCCCACAGCCAACGCTGGCGGACGATAATGCCATTGCAATGAAGACAGCTGCACGCCGCAGCTCCCTATCAGAATCTCGTGTCATTGGTAGAATCTCCTCCTTTACCTGCACCACTTCCGGTGCAGGCGAGTAAATCCCCCTTTCAAACCGTGCTTGCGGTTTTCCCGCACACGGCT